GGCGCTCGGATGGCCTGGTATGGCGCTCTGGCATAATGCCATTTACCCAGATACTGATAGTCGCTGCCAGTCTTATAACCCACGGTGTTATCGGCAAAGCGAAAGTGCGCCAACTGCAACGTAATGAATCAGGCGGCATGGTCAGCGAGTTTAAAGCCATTGAATATATCAACTCAGCCCGTGTGCACTTTGGTATGCCATACGCGGAGGCAGAGCGCCTGACGATGACAGAGTTCATCTTGCTACTTAACGCCAAGTATCCGGAACAGAAAGGATACACCCGTGAAGAATACGACCAAACGGCAGATGATTACTTCGCCCGGAGAGCGCGCAGAAGGGAAATAAAGCCGAATGGCCAAGCCTCGGTCTAGTCTGAGACGATTGGCTTTTTTTTCTTAAAGCACAGGCGAGAGTCAAATTCAAAATAACCATATAAGCCAAGTGAGCTTTTAAAAAGCGCAGAACAAAATATAAACCCCGTGCGTGGGTTTTTTTATGCCCGGAGAAAATAAATGTCAAAAGATTTAGGCAGTATCCATATTGAAATAGAGCTTGAGACAAAGCACTTACTTGATGGAGTCCGAAAATCGCAACGGGGTTTGGGTAAGCTATCTGGCGTGATGGAGAATATTTCGTCCTCGACGCGTGATGCTGAATCATCAATGTTCTCATTCTCAAAAGCAGCTCAAGTCGTTGCGAGTTCTCTGAATGCTGGCGCAATAATTACGGCTATCGATGGCTGGGGGTTGATGGCCTCCAGAATCAAAACCTCACTCAAATCCGTTGAGGGAGATACCGGTCGTTATGCTGAGGTCCAGGAGCGTTTCCTTGAGATTAGTAACCGTAATGGTAAAGCCATTGAGACGACTCAGAGTCTTTATGTTGGTTCAGCGACGTCAATGAAAGAAATGGGTTATAACACGGCCCAAACGATGGACTATATCGAGTCACTGTCATCCACTTTTACCGCTAATGCGACCAGCGCCCAACAAACAGAATCGGCAATGACGGCTCTGAACAATGCAATGGTAACGGGAACACTAAGCGGGAATGATTGGGATAGCGTGCTCAATGGCATCCCGTCCTCTGTCGGCGATGTCGCTCAAGAACTAACACGCTTACGCGGTGGTTTTCAGGTTACTGAGAGCGAAGTCAGGCAGATGGCAGCCAATGGCGGCCTTGATATGAAGCTCTTTGTCGACGCCCTGATTAATGCCAAAGATGCTAATAATATTCTCGCTGACTCCATGAATAACACCCTTGCTGGCGGGTTTACCAAACTATCGAATTCTGCACAAGCGTATTATGGCGAGCTAAGCCAAAGCTCCGGCGTGACCGACTTAGTATCGGCTGGATTTTCTGTCTTATCAGATAACTTTGACAAAGTTGCCGCTGCTGCAAACATTGCGGCCCTTGTTGTGGGTGCAAGAATGGCAAATGCTCTAGCTGGGGCAGGCAAGGAACAGCTTAAATCAATAGCAAACAGCGTAAACCAGGCAAAGGCTGAATTAGAAAGCGCTAAAGCTTCAGAGGCGTCTGCGATTCAAGCTCAGCGTCGTGCTGCTGCAGAAGTAAAAAATGCGCAGTTAGACAGAGCGAGATTGCAAAACACTATCAATAATAATGCCGCAGCAAGACAAAGCATTATCATGTCAACAGAGCTGACAGCAGCGAAGGAGAGAGAAAGGGCTGCGAAGTTAGGATTGTTCCAAGCTAATACGACTCTTGCTGCTTCGAGCGCTGCGGTCGGTACAGCATCAAGGGCTGCATCAGTCGGCGTAAGAATGGCGAGTGGAGCTTTAAATCTGGTTGGCGGTCCTATGGGGATTATAGCAGCGGCAGCGGCGGGTTGGTATATTTATGAACAGAATCAGGCGGCAGCAAAAAAGGAATCAATAGCCTTTGCTGACACCCTCCCTGATGTTATTGAAAAGCTAAAGGGTTTGAACCTTGAGCAGCTAAAAGGCACTAGGGCCGATACGCTTGTTTCAATCAAAAACCAGAGAGAGGCTCTAGCTGCTCTGGAGAAAGACATCGTATCACTTACCAAGCAGAATCCCGCCGCCAGCTGGACGACGAAGGATGGCTTTGTATGGGATAAAACTGGAGCTGATGAGGGAGCTGCAGATCGTGAGATACAGCTAGCTCAGAAGGTGCGGGATCTCGATTCAGCTCGGGCTAAGTTAAATGAGACTCTGAAAGCAGAACATCAAATTAATATTCAGCTTAACCAGTCAATCGTTGAGCAGATGAGGGTGGCGCGTGATAACGCCATAGCTCTCGAAGAGGCAGAAAAAAATACCTCTTTCCTCGGTGGTGCCCAAACGTTTTTTGCGGAAAAATTGGGATTATCAACCCAGGCGTTGAAGGCATTCAATTCTGAGAGTCTGAAAATCAACTGGGGCGGTACAGAAGGCGAGAAGCTACTAAAGCAGGCTAAAAGACGTCTGGAATTAACCAAACTGGAGGGAGAAGCCAGAGTTAAGAAGCAAGTCGAATTTGATGCGGAAGATGCTGGGGTTAAAAATCCGCAGAGAGTAGCAGAGCTTCAGAATATAGCTGCAGAAACTTATAGAGTCGGCGAGGCCAGAAGCAAAGCCAATGCGGAGGGGAAAAAATCAGCAGCAACGGCAGAAACCGTTGCTGAAAAACTAGCCAATCTGAAACGGCAATCAGAACAAGCTGCTGAATCCACAAATGAATTAAGTCGAGCCCAGGCCATCCAGAAAACCAGTGACTCTTTGGGAAAATTAGCCAAACCGGAAGAGATAAAATTAGCCGAAGAGTATGCAGCAAAAATATGGGATATATCAAACGCTCAGAGAGCACTCTCTGTTGCTGAAAATCTGTTACCTGAGAGACAGGAGAATTCACGATACGAACAGGAGACTCGGGAGCTTAAAAACGCGCTTGATGCTCAGAAAATTAGCCGTGATGAATACAATATTGTTACTGAAAAAGCCGAAAGCCAGCATCAGTTAAATCTCGCAAAAATACGCTCTGAATCGGTAATTTCGCCTCAGCAAGAAGCGGCGGGAATGGTTGACCCCGTACAGCAACTCGCCAATGAAAATGCCCGAAAACTGGCGCTTATCCAACAGTTTGAAACAGATAAAACGCTAACCGAACAACAGGCAATGGAGTTACGCAACGCCGCAAACAGGCTATATGAACAACAGCGGCTGGACGCTCAGTGGGAACTGTTCCAAAACCAAAGTCTGACTAATGAGTTACTCGCTACATCTTTAGACGGTCTGCAAAGCGATGGCACTAACGCAATCTTAGGGCTTCTGAATGGTTCGCAGAGTTTAAATGAGTCACTGGCTAATGTCGGTGCAACTATTCTCAATAGTGTCGTTGGCGGTCTTGTTCAGATGGGGATTGATTGGGTTAAGTCTCAGATTATGGCAAGTGCTGCAAACTCTGCTGCTGCAGCAAGCGCTGCGACTACTGGTGCAAGCATTACCGCTTCAATGGCTCCGGCTGCAGCTGCGAGCAACGTCGCTACAATGGGAGGAGCATCCGCTATAGGGCTTACCGCTATGGCTGCTGCGGTACCAGCGATGATTGGATTATTTGGCGGCGCTCGCTACAACGGTGGGCCAGTCACAGCCAGCTCAATATATCGAGTCGGTGAAAACGGTAAACCCGAGATATTTAAAGCTAATAACGGTAATCAGTACATGATCCCGGGTGATAACGGTCGGGTGATTAGCAATCGGGATATACAGGGAGGTGAGGGTGGAAGCAGCGTTGTTCAGCATATTACCTTCGAAATTAACACGACTGGTGGTATTGACCCGGCGGCTATGACGCAGATGGAAAGCATGATGAAGCGCGTTGCCCTTTTTCAAATTCATGACCAGGCCACTCGCCCTGGCGGGAAGATTCAGCCGAGGAAATAATAATGCCAGAAATATTTACATGGAAACCACAGCGAGGTTACTCCGTCAGCAGGGAACCTAATGTTGCCGTTGTGAAGCTAGGTGATGGATACGAACAGCGCCAGGTTAAAGGCATCAATCCGTTGATGGACAGCTACTCACTCACCTTTAAGGGCAGCGATGGGCTAAAGGGACGCGAGAACGTGGCCAGACGGGTTGATGAATTTCTGAAAGCCAGAATGGCGGTAGAGCCATTCTACTGGACGCCATCAGATACCGCAGCACAAAGGCTTTTTGTCTGTCGCTCATGGAGCATGACCAATACTGGCCCTGTCTATGAACTCACCGCCACCTTTGAACAAGTGCCGCGATAGCCACCTGAAGGTGGCTCAGATTGCTGACAAAGAAGGAAAAAACGTGGTTTTTCCTCCTTTGTGGTAAGCAGCTGAAAATCAATGAATTGATTTTCCTTATTTTTTATTGGGTGGCCTATGCTTCTCCAGAGAGAATAAGGTTTGTCATCACTCTCAGCCACCTGAAGGTGGCTTTTTTTATGGGAGATATTTATGCGTGATATTCCGGCAGAACTGATTATTGATAGCGTTGATGCTGGCGTTGGCGCTTTTATCGATTTATTTGACGTGAATTTGCAACCCTCAGGCGGCGGCATTCTTCGATTTCATTCTGGTACCAATGGCATGCACAGCAATGTCATATGGAAAGGCCTTCTTTATCAGGCATATCCCATTGCCGTTGAGGGATTCGAAATGAAGTCGGAGGGCGTGTATGGTCGCCCGACAATGACGGTAGCTAACGTTACCGGCCTGATAACGGGTATTAATGACGATTTCAACAGTTTACTGGGCGTGGCGGTGACTCGCCGTCAGGTTCCCGTTAAGTATCTTGATGCTGTCAATTTCCCCAACGGTAATCCTGACGCTGACCCCACCAAGGAGGCTGTCTCTCGATATATCGTTAACGAGATGACCAGCGAAACGTTCGAACAAGTGACCTATTCGCTGGCGACGCCAATTGATTGTGATAACGCGATTATTCCGGGACGCACAATTATTGCGGACGTGTGCCAGTGGGTGTATCGGGGGGCGGGTTGCCGATATGACGGACCGCCCGTTGCTGATGAACGAGACAATCCGACCACAGACCCAAGCCGGGATAAATGCTCAAAACGGCGAACGGGATGTCGTATGCGACACAAGCGGCCAGAACCTATGCCGATCGGTAGCGTTCCCGGCTCACAAAAGGTGACCTGATGCAAGATTGTATTGATTATGCGGCAACGTCGCAGGATGAGGTGTGCGGTTTAATCCTTGACGGTGAAAGATTATTTCGCTGCAGAAATACCCATCCCCGACCACAGAAACAGTTCCGAATCAGTGATGAAGACTGGCTTGCTGCTGAAA